TTTCATTTAATACATTTTTAAGGGTTTCGTAATCCATTATTATTTCGCCTTGTTGCGTGCACTGATGCGTTTTGCTTTAGCCTGTGCGTCTGCCTTGCTAGATGCGCCCCAAGCGTTAAGACTTAGCAACAATCTAGTAGGCTTTCCATCTTTGTACTCTGGCCCTTCATTGCCACCCATGCGAGCCAAGAAACTAGCTCGACGGGGATTGTCACCAGACTTAACAGGAGATTTCAGATTCATGCCCTCGGCCTTGGCACTCGCACGACCCTTGGCATTTAAGCCACCCTTGGGGTTCTGTCCTTCCTTGCGAGTGTAGGCTGGGCTTTTCATCTGAATCTCTTAATCTTCTCTGCGACCTTCTTAGGTTGTTTAGCAAACTGCTTGCCCTTTGCTGTAGCTTCCCGCTTGGCCTTGGTGGTGGCTGCATACTCGGCTGGTGTCAGAGCTTTGATCGCCGCAGCTGGCAGATAACGCTCACCCGTCTCGGATGACTTCTTGCCAGACTTCGTGCGCCAATCCTGACTTCCCCAATCCTTGAGGCTTTTCTGAGGGGCTTTCATTTTTTCTTGGGTGGCGTATGGGTTAGATTCTTACTCTTATCTGTGTGTTTAGCACCAGTCATCAAAGTAGAACCGACCTTATGCGTTGAACCCGTGTACGGTTTTCCGCTTGGTAAATAGTGGGTTTTGACCTTGCTCATTTATATCCCCCCCCCTTCTCTTTGTACTTCTTTGCTAAAAGTTGCGCCTTCCTTGCTGACCACTCACCCGCTGCCGTACCCTGCACAGCTGCACCCTTGATCTCCGCAAAGAGACGCTTTCGCATCGTTGGCTTTGTATAGTTGCCAGCTGCGTTGACCGAGGATTTGGGTTTAGTAGCCATCAAGTGTCTACAACTTTAATGACAGCAAAGCGCAAAATCACAGCTTCTGACAAAGAGCCTAACGAAACGTTGCGAATGTTGATGTCAGCAGTGCCGACACCACATGAGGCATTCAGGGTATACGAGCCAAGCGTGCCGCCTGATATGTGATTCATTACGATAATGTCGCCAGATTCAACTGTGCTGTTGGTCATCGTAAAAGATACGGTGGTGGATGCAGCCAATGCAGCGCCATTCATCGTTATTTGACCGCATGACTTGTTAAGCGTCACAGCTGTAGCTTTGCTCGTGGCTTGTAGCACACCGCCGCCTGCGCCGACTGCATAACCCTGCTTCCCAGTTCCAGTGATGACTTGATTGCCAGTGGTTGATAGACTTGTGCCTGTAGCTGCACCGATAACTGGTGTCACCAATGTTGGGGTGTTCGCAAATACATTTGCGCCTGTGCCAGTTTCATCAGTTAATGCTGCGGCCAAGTTTGCGCTTGATGGGGTTGCCAAAAATGTTGCAATGTTTGCAGCCAAACCCGATACGCCAGTGGCTATTGGCAAACCAGTGCAGTTGGTCAATGTTCCAGAAGTTGGTGTGCCTAGAATCGGTGTCACCAATACCATGCTGGTTGATGTGCAAGCAGAAATGTTGCCGCTTGCAACCGTACCCAGTGTTGGTGTGACCAATGTTGGGCTTGTGTTAAACACCAAAAGACCTGTGCCTGTCTCATCGGTCATCGCAGCCCGTAGATTGGCACTCGTTGGGCTTGCCAAGAAAGTCTGAATGCCAGCAGCATAGACCGTCTCAGCGTTGATCTGATACCAAGAATTCGTTGGCTGATAGAACCGGATTGCTGTCGCTGTTCCTGCGGCTAATGATGTCACGCCACCGTAAATAGCCGACGCACCATTTAGAGCAATTGTCAAAGACGTAATCTCTTGCGTTGTCGTAATCAGCACCGACGTACCATCAGGCACACCAGTATTCAACGGAAGCGTAATCGTGCCAGTTGCGAGCGTGCCAGCAGGCTGCAAGAGCATCCATTGATCGTTACTGACAGGCGTAGGCACTGTGATATTAAACCCGTTGCCAGGCACAAACAGATTGACCGATAGTGTCGGCGAGGCAAAGCTCTGTTGAAAGAAAGTCAGCAAACTGCCGATTGACGTTCTGCGAGCATCGCCATTGTTCGGCGAATAAACGGGCAGCTGATCTCCGCTTGAAATCGGGCTGAGTAAGGGCAATTGATTGATGGTTGGCATGACTGTTCCTTAGTTGTATTCGATTGGACCGTCTGGACCAGCGTCCACAGGGAAATATGGTGGTCTGACAAACGGGTTGTCGTAACGCCAAGGCTTGTTTCCTGCACCCGCGGGCATCGTGCCAGGCAGCTGCTTCTCAAGAGGATAAGTCGCACGCTGAAGCAGGATGTCGTACCCTTGCTTGGCCACAATCTTGGTCTCTCCCATCACGGTCTTGCCGTAACTTGGCGCAAGTCTGATGCCCAGAGAGCAGATAATCGCCTCGTATGCTGAATCCGGCACATTGGTCTCTTCGTCAAGATCACCATCTTGAGGACTTGAGGGGATGGGATAACCTAAGCGAATACCCTTACCGTTCCAATCGGCCATCATTGCATCGAGTCTGCGTCTGGCAGTATCAATTTGCTCAGGCTGCATATCAAACACATAGGATGCAAGACCGATTTCTTCCAGAGCAGCTGTAATGAACTGCCGCTTGCTATACCCCATGTCAGCCTCCTAGTGCTGTTGCAATGAGTAAACTTAATTTCTTGTCTGACGTTCTGCCATCGAATTTTATGCCAAGCTCACGAGCTTTGATAGCCATCTCTTCACGGGTCGGGGCAGACTCAACAATGGGGTCTGGCTCAATGGCCTCAACCGACTCAAATGGCTCTCTGACTCGCACATTCATTGGCGATGGAAAGTAAACCTTGATGGCCTTGCGCTCAATCTGAGCCTGTTTCTTGGCTTTTTTCTTAGCCAGACGCACCTCACGCCACTCGGCACGAGGTGCATTCTTAATTATTGCTGCGGACTTAATCATTTCTTTTTTGCGGCTTTCTTAGCAGGCTTGTTCATGCTGTAAGCCATAGCCACGGCTTGCTTTTGGGGCTTGCCAGCTTTCATTTCTTTCTTGATAGTCTTGGACATCATATCGCCCATTTTCTTACCCATCATAGTGTTCTCCAAAAAAGAGGGCAGGCCAACATCTCTGCTGGCCTGTTTGGTTCATTAACTGATTCGATACACAATATAGGTAGCATCAGCAGTTTTACGCAAACGGAAACGTGCAGACGCACCAGCTGTTGCAGCCGTTGCAGCTGACCCAACAATGGTCACGCCTGTGTTGACTGTAATAGTCAAAGCAAACGCAGCCAAAGTTATGACCGAGAAGTCAAACGAATCACCAATCGCAAACTCTGTTGCCAGATCGAGGTTTGTAGCCAGTGGCAACTGAATGCTTCGAGTGGTCGTTGGCGTTGCCGTTACGATACCAGTCAAAACTTCCGCTGCTGTGGCAATCATCGACGCACCATCAGCAATGTTCGCTGGCGCACCCTGAGGCTGCCAGTTTCCATTGTTGCTGATCGTTGGTGCTACACCAACAGCGTAGTAAGCACCTTATGCACCAGCTTGAATAGTGACGTTGGTTGCAATGGTAAATGCGCTTGAGACATAAGTAGTGTTGTCAGTCGCAACCGTCAACAAATCTTGTGCTTCAGGGAAATTGGGGAAACCAACTTCCTGAAACACGCTTGCTGGCGAGTATGCTTGAACGGCGATTTTCTCGCCTGCTGGCACAGTAACTGTCGCAGTGCCTTGAGTAAAAATGATGTTATAGGACATGATTATTTCCTTTAAGGAGTCTGGTTAAACAACAAGATACCAGACATTTCTGGCTGCTTATTGACCACACCAAAGAGTGTATCGAGACGATACTTGGTCTTCATTGTGTTCACATCGTATTGCTTCTGCATCACCAACTCGATGCCCTGATCTGTCGAGGCACGCATGACTGCGACACCAGCATCAGAAGGCACAGCGTAACGACCAGGCAGAATCTCAAGAGCATCTTTCTGCCAGAAGCAGTTGATCGGTGCTGTGTCAAGGTTCAGACGGGTCATCGTTGCTGTTGCGTTAGGCGTAACGATACAGTTCTGGTATTGCAGTTCTGCATCAGTTCCACCTTGAGCCGAGATGATCGGTGGTGTGATAACGACTGTTGTTGCATTAGTCACGCTGACGATACGGAAAGTCTTAGCAAAGCCAGTACCTTGTTTCGTGATGTGATGAACAGCCTCAACGCCACCAATTTCAAACGGTGTGCCGACCAACAAGTCTGTGCTCGATGTCACGGTGATTGTTTGGAAACGGTTATCAACGTTCTGGGTCTCACCAGTTACTGCTGTCTGGGTAGCTGTAGGAACGTAATAGTTGTTTGCACCAACCAAGGTTGACATTGTGGTGTTTGAACCAGTCGCACCAAGCAAGCGATTTGCATAGTCAAGTTTGTAGGTCTCAAAGCCTGCGACCATACCAACAAAACTGCGCTCAAACGCATTGTTTGACTTGTTGCCAGCAAAGCTGCGGGACACAGATGCGCCACCAGCACCACCAGCGATGTTGCCTGCCAGACCGTTATAGTCACGGCTTGACAATGCCAAGTAACGATCAAATGCCTGAACACCCTGCTCGTTCATGATGCTGTCGCAAAGAGCCACATCATCATAATCGCCTGCGGCTGTGTTGGTTGTAACAACCAGCGAGCCTTGGGCAGCAGCCACGTTCATAATGGCGATGTTGATGTCAGACGCTAGTTTCTGCTTTGCAGCATCACCCAGACGGCCTTCTTGCAACGCATCACGCAACTCAAGCGCATCCAGAATGAAAGGCACAGACTTTTGAAAGCCAAGTGTCGCTGGAACTGAGAGCTGTGTGTAAGCTGTGAAATTACCTGTCTGATCCATACCATCATAGCTTTGAGCAATGTAAGGCTGGGGGCGATAGATAACGTTGTTGGTGCGTTCCATCATCGAGCCATCTGTGTTGTAGATAGACACGTTGCGGGACAATACTAGAGCGTCGTTGAAGCCTTCGAGGATATCCTCAAATGCGACACGCTCTTCTTTCGAGAATGAGTTAGACATTTTAAAATCCTTTTAAATTATTTGGATGCTGTCCGTTTCTGCGCTCGGTATGCGATGACTTTCGTCATGTTGCCAGTCCGAGCCGCTTCCTCTCGCAGCCGTTCTAAGGTTGAGTCTACCGCACCAGATGAGCGTCCTGTTCCTGACACGACTCGCTCTGGTGCGGGGGCTGCCTTACGATTGGTCACTTTCAATTCTTTCTCCAGTTTCGCAACCGCAAAGGCAAACTTTACGGGATCAGTTAGTTTTGCAAGTTCCGCAGTTTTCTTTGGATTCTTGCCGAGAGCGTACACGACGAGTGCGGGATTATCACAACCTTGCAATACGACACCTTGCTGCGTGATGTTTAGAATCTGCTGGACTGTTTCCTCAGCATCTTCGTAGTCACGGACTTTGAGTTCAGCTTTCGCTTTACCGTAATCATCCAGCTTGGACTGCCAGGCTTTCTGCTGTTGCTGCTCTGACTGTAAGGC